GTCACGCTGTCGCCCTGGCAGACGATAGTGACGGGAAGCTGGTCGATCCGCATGCGCTTGTACGCGGCCCGCAGATTCTCGGCGTTTCGGCGTGCATAGCTGGCGTTGCGCAGAGTGTCCAGCACAGCCGCAACGTTGCTGGGGCCCCCGGAATCTGTGAGCGCCCCGACCATCGCCGCGCCCTTGGATGGGTCGGCGGTGTTCAGCAGCTGCAAGGCCAGGTCGGAAGCTGATCCGCTCACCGGCGCAACGGGGACAGGATCTCCGGACGAGTTGAAACCCATCAGCATATTCGCCCTGAATGCGGCATTCGGCAGCCGGGCAGGATCAGGATCGGTCGCCGAAACACGGATCACCTGCCGCAGCCCGCCGGCGTTCTGCTGGATCAGCATGGTCAGGTAGTCGAAGACGTTCTCATGCGTCTGGGCCAGATATTTCCCTTGGTTGCGCAGGTCGGTTTCTTGGAGAGGGATCATCTCTCGGGAGATCGTCAGGCGCTCAGCGGAGGCCGGAGCCGTAGCCATGGTCACCGTTCCGCCGTTTAGCGCGCCGGCGCCGGCCACGCTGTAGTCGGTCCCCATCACCAGCACGTGGTCGAGGCCGTCAGCCGTTGTCTTCGTCACGACCAGATCGCCGCTAGCCAAGAACCTGAACGGCACAGGGAACGCCACCGTGGCGTCATTGCCGTCGTATTGAATGACGCTTTCGCTAGTCGATACGGTCAATTTTCGGGTCTCCAGAATGCAAAAACCCCGCACTTGGCGGGGCTCTCTTTGGTATGAATGCAAGTACTAGCGGATTTCTGATTGTGCGAATGCGGCCATTACGTCTAGCCTTCGCGTCACTGCAAGTAACAACAAGCGTGAGGGGGTCATGTTGATTAAGTCGGTTCTATCGGCGACGGTTATCGCCATGCTCGGTGGCTGCGTAAGCGACCAAGCCACTATGGACGAGTTGTCGCGATTCAATGGGGTGCCGCTAGAGCAGTTTGTCATCGCCAACGGAGCCCCAGGAAACAGCTACAAGCTCGCTGACGGAGACACGATTTACTATTGGTCAAGTTCGAAAAGTGTCTATGTGCCGGGGTCATCCGTGACCAATTTCTCAGGAAGCCAAGCCTATACGCAGCAGGTTAGTGGCGGGGATATCAATACAGAGTGCCAGCTTGATCTGCTTACTGATCCACAAGGAGTGATCCGAAAGGTGACAATGCGGAAGAACACAATTGGCTACTGGACAAGCTCAGCCTGCCATGAATATGTTCGAAGCCACGACGAAATGTAGTCAGTTGCTGACTGAGGCTCCTAAGTTAGGCGCCCTGGATGGGCTGGCTTCCCCTGGTTCCCACCAGTAGCTCTGGCCAAACTCCCGCTGAGCGCGGCGCTCCATACGGCTGAGATACCCGGGCGAAAAATACTCTTGCAGCTGATGGAAAATCAAATGATCCGTCGCCGCCTTGGTGTACCAGAGGTTCGCGCCTGGCAGGTGCCCCTTGGTGAGCTGGATCAGGCGGGCCCCGACGTTCGATACGTCACCCTTCTCGACCGCGTTGGCCGTCATGCCTCGCAGGTTCAGCAGTGTCTCTAGATCGCCCGCCAAGGGGCCGCCGAACGCAGCCAGCGCAGAGGTTCCGCCCTGAGTCAGGTTGGAGAAGGCGAAATCTCCATACAGAGACAGAGCGCCACCCTTGAGCATGGCTGCCATGCCGAAGCCAAGGCCGGGAATGCCTCCAGCCGAATCGTCCAGCATGTTGCGCGGATCCTTGCCGCTGGCCACCTCGTTGAGCTGCAAGGCGATAGCGCCGAGCACCGTGAGCGATGCGAGCAGCGCAGCGCCATAGCCGGCCTTGCCCCAGCCAGTTTGCTGAGCCATCGCTCGTCGAAAATGCTTCGAAATCATCGATACAGAGAACGACTTGAACTGCCAGAAGCTGCGCATGAACTCGCCGCTCCAGGTGCCGCGCTGGTTGTTGCCGTGCATGAAGGCTTTTTCCCGGGCGCCTGGGCCTGGGATGGCCATGTTGGTTTCATCCAGCACCATGCCCAGCAGCTTGGTGGCTGCCTGCTCGCGCAGCCGAGTTGGCGACACGCCGCTCTGCGCTGATAGCGCGGCCAAATCGGCATCCGGAATGCGGTAGATGCTGCCGGCCGTCAGTACCTGATCGCCCGCGCCGCGCCAGTCCTCGGGCTGCGCAAGACGCCAGACGGACCAGTCTTGATCGGTAATGCCGCGGGCTTGCATCAGGCGGCGGTCGCCAGGCTCTAGTGCAGCTAGAGAATCGAAGCGGCGGGTCAGATCGCCGGTCACGTCCATCATGGTTGCGCCGAAAGCGCGTCGGTTGCCGGCATCGATAGCGTTCATTCCGGACAGACGCATAGTCGCGGTTGCAGCGGTCTGTGACCACTTGGAAGCGCGTCCGGCAATCACGGCCTCAGTACCAAGCCCCTCCTCACCCCAGCGTGCCAAGCTGCCGACCAGCTGATCGATGCCGAGCCCTGCGCGCAACGCCAGCCTGCGATGGGTGGCGTCAGCCGGGTTGAGCATGCGCAGTTCATTGGCGAATACCTGCATCACCGGCATGCCGTTCATTTTTGAGGTCAGCGCGATGATGCCCTGGTCGGTCAGGCCGGTAATGACCGCTGAACCCAGTTTGCCGAACACGTTGGAGTTGCGGTAAGTGTCGAAGGCGTTCGACAGCGCCGCTGAGGCTGGCGGCTCGCGGGTTCCTGCTACCTCGGTGTAGAGCTGCTCCAGCCGGCGCACGCGCTTGTCGATCTGCGGCTTGGCCTCCGGCTTGGCCTGGATCATCTCTTTGGCGGCCGTCTCGGTGTGGAAGCGCATCGCGTGGTTTGGGTTGGGACCAAGCGCCTCAACCAAGGCGATATCACGGGCGGCGCGGTCGATGTGGCCGAACATGAGATCCATGAGCCCCTTGTCGCCGTACTTGGCCTGGGCGGCAAGATAGGCGTCCGCATCGCGGTAGTGGATCTGCCGTGACTCGCTACCGCGATTCGCGCGGGCTCCGCCGCCAGACGGCTGTCCTGGGGTAAGCTTGTTGACGCCGCCAGTGGCTACCGTCTCCCACGCCTTTGTGAAGAACTCGGTCAGCTCGGTATCGGTCATCCGGCTGCCATCCTCCTTGAAGTACTTCGCGCGGTTCGCCCACTGCACATGGTCGGCAATCCACTGGTCCTTGTTCCGGGCGACCTTCAGTTGGCTATGGCTGCGCGGGATCGCCCAGTCATCGAGATAGCCGACGTCGCCTCCGGCACGGTTGAAACGCTCGCGCAGGCGGTTGGCCACCTCAGCGAACTGCTTGGCCCCGACCTTTGCCTCGGGCACGCCGCCGTCCTGGCCGTGCAGCTCCTGAACCAGTGCGCGCGCCTTTTCCGCATCGGCGAACAGGCCGAGGAACTTTCCGCGCGTCATATCGATGGCGTCCAGCATCGTGGACATGGCCTCGTCACGAATGGCGCGGCTGGCCGACTCGACAGACTGCAGGCCGGGATAGTCAGAAGCGAAGGCCAGCATCCTGTCCAGCGCTTTCAGTGGGTCGCCTGGGAGCTGGGCCATTAGGTTGGCAACCCTATCATGCGCCAGGATGGTCAACGCTACCCGCTGCTTCTTTTTCGCCGCGTCAGCCTGAAGCTCTTTCGCCGCTGCGCTGGCAGCTTCGGTCATGCGATCAGCCGCTGTTTTCGTCTGCCAGGCAGGATCGGTTTGCGCCAATTGGCGCATGTTTCGACGGATGCGCGCCTCGATATCCTTGATTTCCGGCTGGTTGAGGCTGCGGCCAATGGCCTGCTGAACCGCCTGGATGCATTGCTGTTTCATCAGTCACCAAACCTCAGCGCGCACAAGGCGGCAGCCATGAAGCCTTGAGAGTCGTTCTTGGCCCGGGCGATCTCGGCGTTAGCCTCGGCCAGCAGCTCGCGGGCGGAAACGGTTACCGGAGTGCCGTCCTCGTTGAGCGCTCCGGTGGGAATCTGCAGGTCTCGCTCGCCGGAGATGATCGAGTCGACCAAGCCTGGAAGCGCAGGGTCGATGCCGGACAGCGGGTCGGGCTCTCCGGACGGCGCAGGCTCAGCTGGCCTTGTGGTCTCCGGCGGTGCCATGGCAGCTTCTGCTGCCGGCGATTCCTGGGGAGCGACCTGCTCGGCTTGGTTCCTCGCCATGGCCGGTGCCGACTCTTGGGCGGTGCGCACTGAGTCCTCTGCCTGGGTCTGCCGTGCCGGAACTTCATCCAGCGGCTGGCCACCATCGCGCAGCAGACGCTCGATCTCTTGCCCGGCCAGGCGGTTCAGCTCCATTCCGTGATCCGGCGCAACGCTGCTGGCTAGGGCAGATCGCTTGAAGGCGTTGCCGATCTCCTGGGCGCGCTGCTTAACTTGCGGCTCTAGGCGTGCGGGCGTCTCCCCGCGATCCATCGCTGCCAATTCGGCGCCGGCGCGCTCAGCCGCCCGGTTACCCTCCAATGCCTGGGCGATCTCGTCGATACGCCCTTGGGCTGCGCCGCGCTGCTCGTCGAGAGCCTGCCGCTGCTGGGCGATGCCATCCCGCGCTGCGCGCTCTGCCTGCTTGCGCGTCAAGCCTTCTCGCTGGAAGGCCTTGGATGCGTCGCGGTACGTGTCGCCAACAGCTTCATGCGAGCGCTGCAGATCGCCGAGAGAGCGCTGCAGCACGCCAAGCTCAGCGCGCAGATCGCGCACGTTCGGCAGGCCGGCAGCCGCTACCGGCTCAAGCTCAGCCCTTGCTTGCGCGAATACCTCATGCTGCGCCTGCTGCCGCACCACTTCGGGCTCGGGCCCGACGCGATTGGCGCGGATGAACGTGGCGCCGTCGATCACGTCCCCCACGCTGACCGGCTCGCCTCTGGCCATCTGCTCAATCGCTAGATCAATGGCGGACTGGTGCGCAGCGCTGGAGCGCGGATCGACAGGGGCGCCCGGCGCGGTTCCGTGCTGCGCGTGCAAACCGTTGTTTCCGGCTAGGGCCGCGTCGATGGTCTCAGGAGAAGCGGCCGGCGCCCGAGTCATCGCGCGTCCAGCCCCCCAGAAGGCTGCGCCTAGCAGGCCGTCGATAGCCATCGCGGTAGCATCAAGGGCTTTGTACTGCTGCGCCTGCTGCGTGTACCCGTTTCGCTCAAGAAGCTGTCCGACTCCACCGCGCGCAGCAACGCCAAGGCCTACGTTTGCACCGGTCACCGCAGCCAAGTCAGCAGCAGGTGCCGACAGCAGGCGCGCCGCCGGAAGGAAAGCTCCGGCAGCGGTAACGCCGCCCTCGATTGCGCCGGCCATCGCTGCGGTGCGCGCATCAACGCCTTGGTCGCGAAGCTCGCTGAATCGTTGCTCGCCAACGGACGAACCAGCCGTCAAGGCTGCCACCGGTACGCCGCCAGATGCGGCGCCGAACGCGAACCGCGAACCAACATCCCCAAGCCCGAACAGAATCTGTGCCGCCGTGCCGCTGGTCTCTGCGCTGGGGCGCAGCTGTTCGGTCACCCGCAGACGCTGATCGCCAATCGCCGCACGCCTGGCAATTTCCTCGTCATCGGTCGGCACATCCATCAAGAAGGCTTGGGTAGGATCGTTGCCGTACTGGGCGGCCTGCAGCGTAAGTTGGGCTGCCCCCTGGGTGATGCCGCTGAGCAGCGCCGATCCTGAGCCGTCCCAGAAGCTTGGCTCAGGCGGCGATAGCGCAGGGTTCTCCAGTGCATCCTGCTCCAGTGCGCGCTGGTCATCGAACGCCAGGTCGCCGACAAAGCTCATTTCGCACCCTCATTGATGTTGATCATCAGCGGCTTGCCGTCGGCGCCGTACCGGTACTGCTGGCCCTGCATCACGTAGTAGAGGCCGTCCTTGGCTTGGCGCAGGGTCAGCGCGCTGGCGGCGGCTAGATCGCGCTCGCTCGCGCCCTGTGCTCTCAGGGTGTCGGTCAGACGCTGCCTGGCAGCCTTCGAAAAGGTGTCTCCAGGCATCCCCCAGGGGGCAATGGTCTTCGTTCCATTGAACTCAACGACATCACCAACGGTTGCTTTGATGGCCGCCTTGAGTCGGTCGCCGTTAACAACGCCGGTTATGTCGCCAAGCTGGGCGGCCTGGCCCGTGTAGTAGGACCTAACCGCCTGAGCGGCCAGGTCGTATGACTGAGGCTGCCCGGCGAAGACCGTGCCGAGCTCGGAGGCCAGCTTGGTTTCGAAGTCGGTGTCTTTCGGAAGAGGGAAGCTACTGCGGCCATCCTGCGCTTTGCTGGCTTTCGACTTGTTCAGGATTGATTCGCCAAGGGCCATGGTTTTGGCAACGTCACCACTGGTCACGACGTCGTCGGGCTTGAACCAGTGAGTACCGACAGTCATGGATCGCTGCTTCCCAGCAATCATTCCAGCCAGGGCACGCACCGGCGAGTCAGGGGCAATCTGCTGCATCGCGCCGGCATAGGCCCTGTCGTCACCCATGGCGCTGTGCAGCGTGGCGAAAAGCTGGCTCTGCTGGTCCGGCGACATTTGCTCTAGCTGCGCGCTGAGCTGCTTTGCTTCCTGTGGCAGTAGCGGCTTCATGGCCACTGTCGAGCCGAACTTCCGCCGCATGCCATGGATGGCCGACACGCGCTCGGACAGAGCCGCCGGCAGCGAATCCGAGTTGAAGTCCAGCGGCTGCACGTCACCGCCCAGGCGCTGCTGGTAGTAGTCCAGCGGAGCATCCGCCATCATCTTGCCGTTGGCATCCACCGCACGCCCCAGGCGCGCCAGGTTGCTGGCCTCGGCAACTGTGCCGCCGTTGTTCTGGAGTTCTGCCGACCGCTGGTTCACGTAGGCGACCTGCTGATCGATCGGAAGGCGCAGCACCTGCTGAGTTTCGTTCTCCTGCCGGCGCAGTTCGTTGAACTCTGCCTGCGCAGGCGTGCCCTGTACCTGCCTCGCCCATGCTGACCACATCTCATCCGTGGCCGGAATGCCGCTGGCGATCTGGGTGTTGATCTTGCCAAGCGCTCGCTCGGCCCGCGCCTCGGCCCGCAGCTGAGCCATTTCGGCGCGCTGCTGCAGGCGCTCGACCTTGGCGTCAATCGAACCGCCGATCTGGGTCAGGTCGTCTGCGGTCAGGTATTGCTGATAGGACTTGAGCGCAGCCTGCGCCTTGTACGGGTCTTGCGCGGCCTGCCGGCGCAGAATGTCCGAGTACATGTCGCTGGTGGCCTTCTGAAGATTCGCCTCCAGTACCTCGGGCGCCCAGCCATTGCGCTGCGCCTGAAGCTGCAGTACGGCGCCCAGCTTGGCATGGTTCTCAGCGATGGCTTTCGGATCGTTGTAGTTGAGGGCTGCCGAGTTTTGAGCTGTCGCAATAGCGGCCTGATCGACCTGGTTCTTGTACACCTGCTGCTGGTCGAACTCGTAGCCGCCGAGCTTTGCCTGCAGGCTCTGCCGCCTGGATAGGGCGGACTGATTGAACATCCGGCGCTGATCGTCGTTGGCTAGGCTGTCGGAGATGGCCTGCTGCTGTGTGTCGAAATCGGACAGGAACGACTGCGTGATGCCGAGCGCGGCTGAGCCCTTGCGGTTCAGCATCCCCTTTTCGGGGTCGTACAGGGTCTGGTTCTGCCAGGCGCCGAGGCGATTGTCGGCGTCCAGCATGGCCGTCTGATTGGCGTCTCGAACTTCCTGCTGGTGCACATGCTCAATCGCCGAGGCCACATTCTGCGCGCCACGGGCCAGGCCGGACGTGTCTACCGAGGCATCGAGCACGCGCGGGGCTCCGGCGACCTCGGGGCGCACTTGCCTGCGGTATGTCGGGATGCGAGCCATGCGTTACCTCTTCAGTGCGCTATAAGCCTGGGCGCCGCCGGTCAGCAGCGAGCCCATGGCGTTGAATCTGGAAGAACGGAAATTGGCCTTGGCCTGCCGGACCGTCTCGTTGCCCTGCTCCACTAGGCCGAACGCCTGGTTGAAGGCGTTGCGGCGGATCTGGTCGGCATCCTGCGCAGCCATGTCCAGCGTGCCCTGCTCGACGCGGCCGGCCGTTCCGGTGCCGACCTCGATGCCGTTGGCCGCAAAGCCGGTGCGCTGGGATGCCGCAACCTGTCGGCCCTGCTCGGAAGCCATGTCGGCCTCGAAGTCGCCCTGGGCGATGACCTGCCCGGCCTGATCGTTGTAGTAGGCCTGCTGGCGATTGGCGGCCTTGACGCCGGCCTTGCCCTGCTGGATCTGCGAGTAGGCGCTAAGGATGCCTCCGCCGATGGCGACAGGCGCCGCTGCTGCTCCCATCATTGACCTCTCATCGTAAACGGGTGGAATGGCTCGCCGTTGACCCCGTAGGGCACGGCTGCGTGCATCTCGAAGCCCATCCAGCGCATCCACGCCAGGGCCCTGGAGTAGCGGGCATCGGTGAAGTTGAGCAGAACCGAATGGTTGCGCCGCATGATGGAGACCTGCTCTCGGCAGGCGATCAGGAAGGCCTTTCGGCCCCTGTTGACTGCCTCTCCGCTGATCAACCACGGCCAGCCGGTGTTCTCTTCGTGGTGAATGCAGCCGAAGATCCCAGCAAGCTCGCCCTGCAGGTAGAACGCCCGGCAGTGGTAGCTCAGTTCGACCGCCCGGCGCAGTTCATCCAGCACGCTCCACCCCTGGATAGCCTCGAACTCCAGGCGATCTGCATCACGCGCTGTCTCGGCCATGCGCTTGATCACCCGGGCGGTCACAGGCTCAAGACTGCACATTGGGCATAACCCCCAAGATGGTCAGCGGCAGCGGGTCGGTCTGACGGATGAACAGCCGGCCAGTATCAGTCCAGGTCGCGTCGATGACGATCTCGGCACGCCCGGTCAGCAGGTTGATCGGCTCGCCGTAGTTCTCGGTCGAGCGCTGCTTGAACTCGCGTAGCTTGTCGGACCGGGGGCCGGCGAAGATTCCGCGACTCTCCTGGCAGAGCACCACCACGTTGTTGACCCGCTTCTTGGCGCCCAGGAAGGCCTGGCTGTTGGCCATGGTGATATCAAGCGTCTCAAAGTCCGCCGTGATGGGCAGCCCGACGTGGGCGACCAACGCCGGCTCTTCCAACTCGATCAAGCCGCCCGACACGACCTTTTGCGGCTCGACGTCGCCATCGGCCAAGATGGATACCGTTTTGCCCTCAAGATGTCCCAAGCCGCTGATCGTCGTAGCGGCCAGCCCCCAGCGGGTTGCCGCCACACCGCGCAGCGAATCAGGCACCACGGTCTGCGGGATGACCGTGACGACCGCGCCAGAGGTATAGGCGCTGATCTGGGCGACCAGTACCTCGCCAATGCTGTCGGTGTCTCCGCCGCCGTACAGGATGACGCTGCGCCCAACCATGTCGACGGTGAAGACGCTACCGCCGGAGGTCAGGGTCAGCGGATTCGGGTACTTCCAGTCGGTTCCGCCCGTCAGCGTCGCGCTGACCGACTGCCGGCCGTCGTAGGTGAGCCCGCAGTCGACAAAGAAGGCCCGGTCATAGACGTAGTCGCCGCTGCCGTACTTGCTGAGCTGGCGAGTTGCCATGCGCTCGATGTAGCGCTTGGTGGCCCCGTTGATGGTCCGCTTGACGATCAGGTAGAGCGCGTCCTCGTCGTCCTCGGGAACACTGGCCACAGACTCAACGTCGCCATCAGTATCGTGCCGATGCCAGCCGAACACCTGCTGGTCGGGCATGAAGGTGAAGCCGAGCAGCACGCCATCATTGCGGACAAGCCACAGCACGCCGTTCGGGGCCAAGCAGAACGCCATCTCGTCGATTCCATAGCCGCGCATCAGGTGGGATGACATGACGCTCACGTCGTTCGGCCTGAACCCGTCGTCGACGTAGTTGTAGGCCAGCGTCGCCAGCTTCCCGCCGCGCGCCTGGATGTGCAGGGCCGTATTGCCATAGACGGCCGGTGGAACGTCGCTGGTCCCGAAGTAGCTTTGCGGAATGGCCGAGATGGTTTCGGGCGTGACACCCGCATCGGTGCTGCCGGTGATCGTCCACTCTGCCCCAGAGGTCAGGGCCAGCAGCTCGCGCAGGGACACGATATGCCGAATGCGGTTCACCTCCCTGCTGGCAATCGTGAACTCGATGCCGTCGTCGTCCTTGTTCGGATCGCTGTACCCGAAGTTATGGAAATCCCCGGCCCGGCTCATCCAGATGGTTTGCGGGTTCTCGTTGCTCGCAGCGAACACGAGGCGCTGCTGGAAGTAGCCGACCACTGACGGCCAGTTCGTGCCGCTGAAGGGGTTGTAGCCGATCGGCACCGTCTCGTCAGAGTCGGGAGTGATGTTGATGTCGCTGAACGTCGTGCCGGTGGCCTGACCGATGAAGCCGAACACGCCGGACGATTTGTTCTTGTAGACGTTGTAGTGGTCCGCGCCGGCCACGGCAGACCAGCTCAGAGTGGCCCCCGGCTTTGAATCCCAGCTGGCAACCGAGTCGGTATTGCTCGGCCACGACTCGACAGCCCCGTCAGCAAATGAACTTACCGCAGTGACCCGGTACTCGAAGTCCGTGGTATCGCCGCTGCCGCCGGTCCTGGCTGTTGCCGACAGGCCGGTAGGCGCCGCAATGGATGGCTCGAAGGTGATCGTGGTCAGCGTCCAGTTAGTCGGCCCGAGGCGCTTCAGCTCGCGCGGTGCGTAGCTCGGATGGACGATGGTCAGCACGTCGGCCGACTGCGTGAATTTCAGCTCGGGCAGGTCGGCGGTGGTGTACGGGCTGGCAATCTCATAGGGCAATCCGGCGCTCGTCACCTGGCCGCCATCGCTGACGAAGCGGACATAGCCGTTACCGAACTCCAGGACGTAGGTCTGTTCGGTGCTGAATTGAAACGGGATCAGGCGCGTCCGGGCCGAACTGTCCTTCACCTCGGCGACGAGCCGGGTACCCGCCCGGTTCTGCACGCCCCCCTCGGGCAGCACGACGAAGTTCCGGCAGGTCCGCAAGCTGGTGTAGTAGCGCGCCAGATCGACCCGCGCATAGGCTGCTGGAGCAATCTCGCCGGCGCTGAACGATGGCTGGATGGCCTGAGTCATTGGCCGCGCCCTGTGATGAAACTGGATTCCCGGGTGAAATCGTTCACGCCCTCGTTGAGCATGGCGGAGGCGGCTCGCGCGATCTCGAGCTGATATTGGGCATCGCAGGTCTGAGCGATGCCGGCGTTATTCGAGAGGGCCGGCGCGATCTGGCTGGCCAGCCGCCAAGCGAGAGCAGACACGAACATGGGGTCGAACAGCTCCGACGACTCGATCTTCTTCGTGTACTCCAGCGTCGCCGGCGAAATCGTCGTCGCGATCAGGCTGTTGCTGGAGCCGTTGATGACTCGGAAGGGAACGGGCTTGATGACTGGTCGTGCCCAGCCTTCGTTGACACACGGCCAGAAGTCAGCAGGAATACAGCCGCCAACGATGCGCCGCGCCTTCAGGCAGTCGGTCGGCATCGCGTAGGCATATGGGTATTCCGGGTCGGGGTTATCCGACACCTCGGCCAGCGAGACGAACGCCGTAGCGAACCCCCAATGGAAGTCACGCAGCACGAAGTCTCGCGATGGCTCGTAGAACAGGCTGCACTGCTCCGCCTGAGCGGTGTCCTCGTCGAGGGCGTCGATACGGTCGCCGTTGCCGATGCGCGACAACGCCATGTTGCAGATTTCAACAATGCTGGCCATTTACTTCACCCTTTTGAGCCACACTGCCTTGGGGCGGCAGGTCATTGCCACGCTGGCCGCGCTGTCCACGGCGTAGGCAGTCAGACGCAGGGCAGCGGCGGTCGCGCCGGCCGGAATTACCATCTTTGGCGAGCGCAGAATTCCGCTGTAGGCCACGCTCGGAAGCACAGAGGTGCCGAGGTAGCGGTCTCCATCCCAGTAGCGCTGGGTTCCGTTTACCGGATCGGTGACTTCAAGGCCAAGCTGCAGGCTGCTGAAGTTCGACGTGCCGGCGTCCACCTCGATATCCGCGAACGCCTCATAGGTAGCGCCAGGGATCAGAGTCGCGTGCAGGCCCGTCTGCTTCAGAATGTCCGCGGCTGCCGCACTGCCAGATGCAGCGCCGCCAAGGACGCACTGCTGCACGCCGTCTGCGGTGAAGCTGTAGGTGCGGGTAACGGTCGAGGCACCGCTTGCGTTGGTGCCACTCCAGTACTGGGCGATATTTCCCGATCCGCCAGTGCCAAGGCTTCCGGGAGTTCCGGTATTCCGAACCATCGGGTTCTGGACCATGCTGCCGGTCGGGTTGGCAGCTGAGAACAGATCGGCATTTGTCGCGATGGACTTCACCTCGCGCCCGGCGAACTTGCGCGTCAAAGCACCTGCCAGAGCCTTGCCCATCCAGTAGGCCCCGATAGGCGACGGGTGCAGGCCATCATGGGTATATCCAAGCCTCGCGTAGGCTGAGGCGCTCACCGCGTCCACCCAATCTGGATACGGATCGGCAACTAGAATGGAGCCTCCGTTGTCCAGGCTCAGCATCCACTGGCGCACGATCTGGTGATTGGTCAGCTGATCGCCCGTCAGCGCGTTGCTGGTGAATGTGGCATCACCCCGCGGGGTATCGCAGAGCAGAATGACTTCCTTGCCGACCTTGAGGACGTTGTCGATGATCCCGGTGTAGTTGTCGATCGACTCCCAGGCTGACATGTTGGCCGAGCCACGGTCGTTGGTCGGGCCGGTCAGGATGATGGTGCCGGCCTCGGTCGCAGCCAGCAGCGGCGCATAGCGGCCTTTGAAGTCGCGGGAGGTATTGCCGCCGATCCCCCAGTTATCGACCAGCGGATTTTCCAGCACGGCGCATTGGCGGGACTGCATCAGCGCCCAGTGGATGTAGCCGTAGTTCTCCAGCGTCAGGCCGCCAGCCGTGCCGACACAGTTCGCGCTCCTGCTATCAGGTCCGAAGGCAATTTTGTTGTTGATCACGGCAGATGCTCCAGAAAAGAAAAGGCCCCCGAAGGGGCCGCGACTGGCTGAAAGCGATCAGGCCAGGCCTTTCTTCTTCAGTTCCTCATCGCTCAGTGGGCGCAGATTGTGGCCGGCCTCTCCAGAGAACTGGACCAGATCACCCGGGCTGCGCAGCTGATCGCCGATGTAGCTCTGTTCGAGCACTTCGTACCACTTTTCCTCGTTTGCCTTAGCCATGGCTCACTCCTCAGAAGTTGCTGCCGTTGACGTAGGCCTTGAAGGCCTGGACGTCCTTGGCAAGGAACGCAGAGAAGGCGCCGGCGGTCAGCGGGCCGGTGGCCACGGTGAAGCGCACGCCGATGTAACGCTTGTAGTCTGCTGACGGCAGCTTGATCGCCACCAGGGTAGCGCCTGCGGCCATCTCGGCCAGGGCGAAGGCCTTCGACGAGAAGTGCACGACCGGAGCGGTGGCCATACCGGCCGCGCTGTCCGATTCGAGCGTGACGGTCACGGTTGCCGCGCCGGCTGCGGTAGCGGTGGTGTCCACTTGGACGACCAAGTAGACATCCTCGCCGACACCGATATCGCGGACGGTGTTGGTGTTGACCGCGTTGCCGAGCGGATACAGATCGACGACGTTGGTCGAAATAGCCGTCGCGGTGACGGCTTGGCTGTCGGAGAACTCAGCCTGCTTATCTACGTACATGATGGCTCCTTAGGCGACAGCCGCTTCGGTGTTGAGGATGGAATCGACGCGACGCACCGGAACCTCGCCGAACATCAGGGCCGGGCGGCCTGCGACGTTCTCGTAGGCCAGGGTGCTGGAGGCGACCTTGTTGACGGTCTGGCGGCGCAGGAAGCTTCGGATGCGGCGCGAGCAGTAGAACGCCGGGGTAACGCCGGTCAGGCCCTGGATCATCTCCAGTGCCTGAGTCATCAGGTCGATGACATCGGGGCCGGAGGCGGCGTTCTTGGTCAGTGCGGTGACGTCGATGTTGGCGATGCGCACGATGTACCGCCAGTCCTTCACGGCGACGCCGCATTTCCACTGGTACTGGTCCATCAGGGCGCGGTAGCGGTTGTTGCTGGCATCGAAGGCGTCCTGCTCGCCAAGGTCGCGATGGACAAGGCCAGCCTGCGAGCCCTTCGGGTAGATGCCGTGCACCGAGTTCTCGCCCCAGCCGACCAGCCAGATGCTGGTGTTGGTGGAGCCGGCGCCGCCAGCGCTGATCACGTTGTTGGCAGTGGCCGCAGTGCCTGCGCTCAGGGTGTTGAAGCGCGGAGCCAGGCCGGTGAAGCCTTCCGGAGTCACGCCGGCATTGCCGTAGATAACGTTGCGCTGCATGGTCTGGTTCATGGCCTCGATGAAGGCCTTCGACTCGGACAGGCGGAATGCGGCGGTGTTTCCGTTCAGCATCGCGAGGTCGACGTCGATCTGGCCGCGCGCCTCGAGGATGCCGCAGGCTTCGTCGATCTGAGCGGTGGTCGACTTGCTGTTCGGCACGCCACCATTGAGCTTGCGGAAAATCACATCGGGCAGGCCGGTGCGGGTCGTGATGCGGGAGCCGGTCGGCAGGTTGCCCTCGTACCAAGGCATATCCATCAGCATCTCGTTTTCCTGAGACAGCAGCTCGGCAATCGGCATGATGCCGCCGCCGTCCGGGTTCAGGCGCTTTGCGATGTCCAGCAGGGTGGGCAGGTTCGTTGCGAGAGTAGCCATAGTTGGCGGTCCTTAAGCGGGATAGTTCGGGTACATGCGGTTGGCGAGCGGGCGCTCCGCAGGAACTTCGGTGGTGGTGCGATGCAGCTTCCCTTCGGCGATTTCCTTGCCGACGCGATGGAAGAAGCGGACGACTTCCGGGTGCGAGCCGATGCCCGACTCCTTCAGGAACGCACTGAGTTCTGGCGTCCCGTAGGCAGCGAGGGCTTCGCTGGCCGCGGTGACGTTGGCCTCGAAGTTGGCACCCCCGAAATTCGGGTCGGCTTTGAGGCTCGTCTCCCACTCGGAAACCATCTGATTGCGCTGATCAGTGGCCGCTTGTTCTGCCGCCTGCTGGCTTGCAAGAACGCGCTTGGCGTCCAGCGCGACCAGCTTCTCGGCCTGTTCCTGGGTGAGTCCCAACTCCTTGAACACCGGAGACCATTCGGCCAGCGCGGCATCGTCGACGGAGTAGCCCTCGGGCAGGTTGGCGAAGCTGTACTGCTCAGGGACTGATGGCTCGGCCTGCTGCTCTTGCGCGGACTGCTGTTGGGGTTGCTGCTGGCCCTGCTCCTGCGCTGCTGCTTGCTGCTCGGCTGCCTGGGCCTGTGACGTCGCACTCTCGGTCCCGCTTGCGGTAGTGGTGGCGGTATCGACTGCTTCGGTCATTCGGGAACCTCATCGGGTTGTTTGGTGTTCTCCTGCACCATCAGCAGGTACTGCTCAGGGCACAGGGTGCGAATTTCTTCGGAGAGCGCGCGGCCGACCTCGTAGGCGCCGAGCAGGTAGCTCTGCCGGCCGCCATGGGTATCGAACAGGGTCGACCTGGCCTCAAATCGGGTGGCGACCAGCAGGCTCCAGACGAAGCGACGGCCGCTCAGGCTGCCCATCTGCTGACGCACGTCGTCGATGCGCTGCCTTTTCAGCAGGCGCGCCTGGTCCTCCCGCTGCTGCAGGATCTCGTCGGTGTCGAACATTTAGGCTCCGATGATCTGGCCTAGGGCGTTGTCAGGCGTGAGCTGCGTTTCGGAAAGGAGCTTGGCGCCCTGGATGCCGTTCGCCAGCGCCTCCTGCGCTTGCTGCTGCTGGGCAATCTGGGCGCGCTGCTGGCGGATCGTGTCGACTTCGTCATCGCCGCGCACAACTGTGGGCACGACGCCGATCGATTCGGCGTACTCGTCGATGAGCTGATCGGAATCGAGCTTGTCTGCTGCCTCCGGGAATGCGCCGGCCAGCCCGCCCACGAACTGGGCATAGCGCTCCAGGCTGGTGACCGCCTGCGCCTTCTGCGCCTGGGCAAGGATCGAGATGTAGTCCGCCTCGACCTCGCCGCTGCCCAACTCCTCTGGAGGCTCAGGCAACAGCGGCTCTCCGTCGATGATGCCGGCCCAGATCGGCAGGCTCTGGCGCAACATGATGCCGAACACGCGCTCGATGATCGGGTCGAGGCCCTCGAAATCCACTCGCTCGACCACCGGGCCGAGCATGGCCATCTTCTCTTCCTTGCGCGCGGCGATCTCGGTCGCCGTCCTGACGTCGTCCATCTGGCTGATCATCAGGAACAGGTCGGCGTAGAACGAGCGACGGATGCGCTCCTCATGCCTTGCGATCTTGGCCTCGATGGCCGCCAACCACTGAGGATTCGGCTCGTAGATCGGGGCGATCTGGTTCTGGCTGCCGACCATGTCCACATAGGTGATGCCGCCAGGGAGCGTCGAACTGGGCTGCCCTCGAAGGCTGGATGGGGCCTGCAGCGGCGGATTCGCGCCCGTTTCCACCAGTCGCGCCGAACTGCGCTCGTAGAGTTGCAGGGCCTTGATGTCGCCAATGCAGCGACGCCCAGGCCCGGTCCCGTAGCAGTCGCCAGGGAGCACATCCCAGCGCATGACGGCGACGGGGAACTCATGCATGCCAGCATGCTCGAGAACCTTGTCGGGTGGGGCGGGCTTCTCCCATGTCAGCGACACGAACGGCAGATGCCGGCTCAGCCGGCTGCCGGGGCTGTGCTCGGCGTTCGGCTCGACCATTTGCACGCAGTCGAACCACGTGTCTTGGCGCGATTCATTGAGTGCAGCACGCGCCTGGGGGCTCAGAGCCTCAACGCCGAATCGCTCGGACATCTGCGCCGCCGTCAGCTTGAACTCGCGGTAGAAGGCATTGGTCCGACCGTCCGCGCCGTTGGCGACGTAATACTCGCCAGCGGTGAACGCCTCGCACTTGATCACTGCCCGAGGGTCTTGCTCGATCCAAACCGCGCCGGTACCGAAGACGCCCATCTCCAGATAGGCAACATGCATGCAGTTGTAGAAGTTCGACCGCAGCAGCACGTCCCGCATGCGCTCGGTGCATTCGAACAGCCAGTTCTTGACCGGCCCGAACTCCATCGCTTCGCGCGACTTGGTCATCAGGTTGAACCACGGGCGGGACCTGGAGGTTAGCCCGCTCATCATCCCGGCAGCCAGGGTGCCGGCGTCCTCGGTGGCCTCGTTGTTGATGATCTTGTTGTTGCGCCGGTCTCCCTTGTTCACCTCGGTGCACAGCAGGCGCGAGCGCATGGGCTGGATGAAGTCCGACAGTTCACGCCAGTTCGTCTCCCAGGACTGACGTTCCGTCTTGAGCAGCGCTAGGCGCTTCTCGGCGCGCCGCCTGAGAGATTCCGCCATGTCACTGCCCCAGGAGAGTCTTGGTGGTGGTCGACGCAGCTTGATCGGTCGCGCCACCCAGGATTGTCGACGACAGGCCGGCAGCCTTCGCACGACGCTTCTTGTCGGCCGCGAAGTTCTCGGCGTCGGTCGTCGACACCTCATTGCCGTCTACCTTGTCAACGGTGGTATTGCTCGTACCAGGCGTCTTTGCTGCGCCGAGAACAGCATCAGAAGCGCCGAGCGTTGCCACGCTGGCCACACTTTTGACTATCTTCTTGGCTCCGCCCATGGGGATTCCTCACGCGAAAGGGTCGTAGTTGGATTGATGCGAGCCAGTGGCCGGCGCCTTGATCTGGTAACGCTGCCGGGCAAATCGCCGCATCATGTAGGCGTACCGCGTCGCAGAGAGCAGGTCGTCATTCAGCTTCACGATCCGGCCCATCTCGTCGCGGTGGTAGTTCATCTTCTCTTCGAACCATGGCGACAGATGGGAGAACACCTTCAGCCGGCCCGTGGTCATCCGCTCGTACAGCTCGACGAGGCCGGCCTCGACGCCAACGCCGCCGGCCGGCCAGGTGGCGTGTTCGGCCAGCATCGTCCAGCCGGCGTCCCGGTAGGCGGCCATCTGCTGCTCTCCGGACGACTTCTCGGACTGCAGGCCGTCGCTCGGCCATGCCGTCGGCACATGCTGAGCCCAAGGCTTCACGACGCCCCAGGCTGTTGCTGGCGTGGTCCTCGACTGCTTCCACGCCTGCGCGACGTAGATCACGTCGGCATCCATGTCGATCCAGAGCTGCACATGGGCCTGCGGGTGATCCCAGCCGAAGTCCATGCCGTTGATGACCCAGAAGTGGTCCGGGCACGGGAACGGCGCACATTTGACCAGTTCGTCGCCGAAGTCGAAGATCAGGCCTGTGCCGAGCAATGGGAGCCCCTTGGTTCGCATATCGCGCTGCCAGGCAGGGTACTGGTCTAGCAGCGCCTGCTTTGTCTCTTCCGTCAGGTGTTTGGCGTCATCCCATGTCGCGCGCTGCATGTACTGGCTGGGCGCCGGGCTGTCCATGAACTGGACGACCAGTTCGGTTCGCCCGTTCTCCGGGGTGAACGTGAGGATTCCCCGCCCGCCTCTGCCCTGATCGCCAGTTGCGGTCCGGGTGATCACCTGCGGGTATATCGCGCTGTCCCGCGGCTCTTCGTCGATGTGATACCAGTCGACGCTGTCGCCCATGATTGCGTGCTGACCCTGGCTATAGGACCAGAACTGGACGATTGCTATGCCGCCGCTAGCGTGCCTTACGCGCACCTCGCGCATCGCCCCGCTCGTGCCGGTGGCAGACTTCCAGTCAACAATCCTGTCCGCCGGGATCAGGCCGCCAGTGAACTTGCCGCCCTCCATCCGCCCGAACAGCGGAACCTGCAGCAGGTCGCGCGTCTTCTCCATCGAGAACCCGAGCAACCAGCACAGCGGGGCGCCGCTGAACTTGTGGCCAGCCCAGTCATGCGGGTAGTCGCCGAGAAGATGGAATGCATCGATTGTCAGGCCGGTGCGCGTTTTACCGACCCGGTTGGCCGCCATCAGCATGCAGGCCGAATAGCTTGCCGTGGCCTCGATGAACTTAAGCTGCCAGTCGTACAGCGACTGGAATTGGATCAGAGATGCCTGCTGCGCCCGTCTGCGCTTCTTCTCCTCCAGCAGCAGCAGAAGCTCAGCCTTCTCCTCCCGAGACAAGCTGCGCGATTCGGCGGTCAAGCTCATCGTCAGTCATGTCCTGAATCTGGATTTTCCCGGAGTGCTCCTGCTGAATGCGGTCACCGTACTTCTTCGGGGAACGCTTTCCGGCCACCCACTTGAGAGCATCGATCTTCACCCGGGCGGCCGCAGCGTTCTCCGGCGTGACCGCCTCAGCCTCGGTGATGATGTCGGCCTCGAACAGGTCGGACGCAGCTTCGCGTGCGCGCGCGTACTGCTCGGAGTAGGGGCTGCCGCTAACGTGCCCCAACAGAGTCCCGACACTTAGCCCCATATCTACTGCGATCTGCCGTAGGGTTTTCCCCTCCGCGACCTGCTCGCACAGACGGTTAACCCGCTCTCTGATCTGGTCATCAGTTAGCGGCCTGGTCATCTTGAGAACTCCATCAGCTGCCCCTCAGCACCGGAGCCAGATTGCCCCTGGTCTTCAGCAGCCCGATTGCCAGCACGCCATGGATGACGATCATCGGCCAGGCGGCGGGCTGGACCACAAACTGGCCTGTCACGATCTCAACGCAGGTAGTGAGGCAGGCCATCATCACGATTGTGGCCATCACGGACACGTCGCGGCGGAACTTTGCGCCCCGCCTCTGATACGTGAACAGCCTGACGAATGTGACGATACAGAGCAGGAACGTAATCCAGGTAAGTGCATTAGCCATCTGTCTCCCCCTTGGTCGCAACCGATGCCCGCTTGGCCTTGATGGCGGCGAGCGCTGCGGTTATGACCCCGGAGGAAGCGATAAATGCAGCCGGGCCTGGCAGGTCGATGGGGCCCACCCCGAAGATCGTCATGCCCGACACGACCGGCGCGAACATGTAGCCGACGATGACGGATACAAGAGACAAGGCAACGCGGGAGAGGATGGACAACTCGGCATTGGCGACGAAGTAGACGACTCCGCCGCAGAGGGCGCCGATTGCTGCCTCCCCATTGATCATCAGGCCGGCACCTATCGCGCCGGCGACAACGATGCCGGTCGTACTGGGTTCGGCCATGCTGATTTCCTACTGCATAAACGAAAAAGCCCCGCACTAGGCGAGGCTCTGAATTTGTGTCGTTTTTCCTTTGGGCGAGGAAAAACATGATGGGAAAACTGTACTCCTAGCCGCACAAGAACGCAACGTTATAGCGTCACAATCACGCAGCTTCCCTCATCGAAGCCAGCAGCATCGCGACTGGGGCAAGCGCTTTTCTGTCGAGGTCGTTGCAGGCGTCAAAGCAACGCTCGATGAAATCGTCCCACTCGCGCGACCAGTTGCGGGAATCCAGCGTCACGCCATACCGATCGAACAGCCATTTCCGGAATGCCTCTGGCGTCGGCATCGGGTCTATCCCCTCGCTCTGCCCACCCTGGTGCTGCCGGCGGTAGCGGTACAGCACACCCATGGCGACATACCGGGCGCGCCCTGACTTGGCCTCTGTCATGCGCTCCACCTTGCTGCGAGCGATGGCATAGACCAGCTCCTCGGCGATCTCCCGATGATCGTCATCTGCCAGCGGGCTGTAGAGCCAGTGCCCGAAGCACTGCAGGTGGGCCGGCAGCGTGCTGATTGCGCTCTGCACCACCCCAGCAAGCGCCTGATCCATGGCCGCGCCAGTCCGCCGGTCCTTCTCGCTCTTCTGGACCATTGCCCCGAGTATCCCGACCTCCAGGGCGTAGGCGGTCGTCGACTCGCGGCGCTGGTAATACGCGTCGTGCCACAGTTGCCGGGCGCTGCTCAGTTTCATGCCGCTTTCCTCCCCAGGAACATCAGAACGGTTTCGATTGCTCTGCCGGACCGGATCATTTCCGGGTCACAGCGATAGACGGTCCATCCCAGGCGCAGCGCTGCTTCGTACTTCCGCAGGTCTTCTGCAAATCCCTTCCCTCGCGTGTGCCGGCCGCCGTTCCATGCGCCGCCCTCGACCTCAATCAGCAGCCGGCGCTCCAGGATGGCGAAGTCGGCCCGCCAGTCCCTGAGCCCTGCCGCCTCAAGACGGGCGCGAAGGCCTCTGCCTTCCCCGCCACATGCCTCGGCAGCGAAACGGTACTCGCGCACCGCCTCGACGCCGTTTGCGCGCAGGTGGAGCGCTAGAGTGGCTTCTGCCTCACTCACTCGCCTGCCCCCTCCTCATCCTGTTGAGCTTCGCCCTGGCCTCGGCCTGCAACTCCGGTCGCGCCGCCAGCTCCCTCTCGGCCCACATCCGCCCCTTGGTTTTCAGCTGCGAGTAGATCGAGTTGGCGAGCTCCACTGCCTGCCGGTACCGCTCCAGGCATTCCTGCTTGTGCGCATTGATCGCATCCCGTTCCGCAGGCGAAAGGGTCGCCAAATTCGAGCCATGCTTTTCCACACATCATCCCCTTTGCTCCCCTTCCATCCTGTCGAGCACCCCGTAGACCTCTGCGAGCTCGCCTCCCTGCTCGATGCGCTGCTGGCGTGGGCTGTCGTCGCGCTCGGGCCAGCCGTTGAGCTCGAGCTCGTCGACTGGGCCTCGCTGCGCCTTGTCCGCGTCGATCCAGTTGAATGCCTCGTCGATGGTCTTGGCCTTGAACGCCGGCGCCCTCTCGTCACCCCGGTAGACGTGGAACCGATCGGTGTCGCCCGGGACGTTCTTCACGATGTAGCCGGTCATTTGGCTCTCCGGTCGCGGCTGTTTGCGACAAGTGGCTGTTGGTCTTCCTTCAGCTCCCACGGCTGAGGCTGCTTGCAGTCGTTGCAGATGCGGTCCTGGTATGTGCTGAAGCTGACCAGGGGTCCGCCGCATTCCGGGCAGCGCGGCCCGATGCCGTCGTAGTGGCTCATCTCCCCACCCCGTGCGCCGCGGCCATTGCCTCGATCCACTCCACGGTGTGCGGACGGACCAGCCAGGCCCAGGCGATCTCCCCGTCCGGCATGGCGTCGGAACAGTCGCCAACGATCAGGACGGAGCCGGTCGAGTACAGCAGCAGCATCCCCGGCTCCAGCCGCTCAGGGGCGCCGGCGGTCCATTGCAGGTTGCGGATGCTCATGCGGCCTCCATCAACTTGCTAACGAGCCGCCCGACGCAGCGCTTGATCTGCTCGTCAGGCGCGGAAGGAAATGCAGCCCTCAAATCATCAAGCAGCGGCTTTGCGCGCCGATATCCGCCGTCTCTGGCCAGCCGAAACGCGTGCATGACGATTTCGATATCCTCGTAAACCTTGTTCATGCCTTCACCTCGATCAGCCCCATGCGGGCAAGTTGGGCCAGCGTTTCGCAGATGGCCTTGTCCAAAATTGCCCGGCGCTCGTCGCGGGTCATGTCCTTGCCGTTATCGATGGCCGAATGACACGACGGGCACAGCGCGGCCGTCAGGCAGTCGTCAGTTTTCTGGCTCATGGCTTTTCCAAAATTCCTGTGTGCAGCCTGCACGCCATAGGCGCCGCAGATCACGCAGGTTTCGATCTTGCGAACCGCTGCCAGCCACTTGCTGGAGCGGTAGACGGGTTGGCGTTGGCGGAGCATCAGATCCGCCTACACATCGCCCATACCAGTGCGGCTCCCCATGCGGCGCCGATAAGCAGTTGGGTCTCATGGCTCATGCCGCGATCCCCCAGCGGTCGGCAGTGGTGAACCTCGCTCCGCGCTCAGCGGCGAAGGCCTCCATCACCTCGAACATGTCGCTGAACCACTTCTTGCTCTGCTTGCGGGTCGAGACGCCCAGGACAACGAAGCCGCCGTCTAGGCCGGGCACGGCGCGCTGCTTCTGCACTGAGGCGCTGAAGATGTGCTTCCAGTCCTCGTCGCTGAGCTTCTGGCCGTACCAGTCGACCTGGCGGGAGATGTCGCGCAACATGCTCCACATACGCCTGTTCTGGGCGTCGGATCTGGCTTCCTCGCGCAGGCTCCAGACCATGCCGGCCTCGAGGTCGACGCGCTGCAGGATCTGGATAGCCCGCTGGCGGTCCATCTCGGTGCGGAGCGGGAAGGTTGGGCTGCTCATTCAGCACCACCCTTGCCCATCGCGGCGTCGATGGCGGCCTCGGCATCATCGGCATCGACCGGTGCCCGCTCACTCGGCCAGGGCGAGCGCGAATTGCCGATGTCGTAGACGTATGCGGCCTGATCTACATACCAAGCCAGTTCCCTGACGAATCGGTAGCGCCGCGCATCCGCCCTAACCCGCTCCAGCTCGGCCTTGAGCCGGTCGCGCTCGGCTTGGAACGAGTCCGCCAGCGCCTTATTGGCCACAACCAGCCGATCCAGGCAGTCGGCATTTTTCTCCAGCGCATCGTTCTCGGCGATCAGGGCCGCCACGTCCTCCGGCTCGACCGCGCAGTAGAACTCGTTCAGATTCCGGTCGCGCTCTTCCTCGTCGGCGCAGCGCTCGATGCTGCAGGCGCTGACAAGACGCTTCAGGTTCTCGATATCAGCCACGCTCAGCCCTCCACAGCTCGTCCCGCGTTACGCCTTTCTTGACGCTCTCGATCAGCACGTAGAACGACATCTCGGAGAGCTTCGGCCGCACGATGCGGACCTCCACGGGCTCGTCGTCGACGATGTGCGCCCGCCACAGGGCCTTGAGTTTCTTGTTCATGCCAGCTCCTCCCACTCAACGTGCTTGCCAGTCCTGCGCCAGATTTCGGATCGCTTCAGGTACAGCAGATGCCGGCACTCCTCGCAGCAGTCGGTCGAGTTGTTCGGATTGCGGATCGACTTGGCGCTGCGGGTCGAGTAGTTGCCGCAGGAGCAGCGGACCACCCACCCCTTGACCTCTGCGGCTTGAGCGATAACCGTGAAACGCCCGAAGCGGAAGCCACTCAGGTCAGCCCATGACTGGCTGCCAAGCTCTTGCGAAGTCGGCTTACGCATGGCCGGCGGCACGTCCTGGCAAATGGCGGAATACTTCTTTCGAGACTCGTACACCTCGCCCCGCCCCATCACGCGGGCGGCTGTCGAGTTGACTGGGATTTCGTGGCCGACTTTCATGCCCTGGCCTCCTTCGGCCCAAACTTGTGGTGCCCGCGCTTCATCGAGCCGTCTGCCAGGATCACGCGCTTGTCGATGCCGCGAGTCATGCGGACGATTCCCTTGGCCTCCAGCACGAACTGGAAGCCCTGGCGTGCCAGGTCAGATACGGTTTTGATCTGGGCGGGGGTCATGCCCTGGCCTCCTTCTTCATCAGCGCCTCTACGGCGGCGGCGTGTTCGGCCTTGAGGGCCTCTAAAGATTCGATTTCGGCGCGGATCTGCTCGGCGCGCTGCCGGCGAGACTCGGCCTGCTTGCGCTTGGTCTCGTCGCGGAGGGCTCGCCAGCGGCGCTGCTGTTCTTGGTCTGGGAGGATCATCAGAAGCCCCTCCCGAACTTGCCGCGGCCCATCTCAAGATCCTCTTGGCTGACCTCTCGCTGCCCGGCGAAGCTGACGAAACGGGAGAACTGGCCCTGATGCTGGACTAGGCAGGAGCCGACCTTGGCGTGCCGGCACTTGCCCACGATCAGCTCGGTTACCCCGTTCTGGCCTTGGTCAGTGTCGTTGTCGCGGTGCACGAGGATCACGGTGTCGGCGTCGGCCTCGATCTGGCCGGAGTCGCGCAGATCCTGCGGAACCGGCCGCTTGCCCGGGCGCTTTGTCGAGTCGCGGTTGAGCTGGGCCAGCACAATGACCGGCACCTTCAGCTCCTTGGCCAGGTTCTTCATGGCCGTGGAGATACGACCAAGCTCTACCGTGCGGTTCTGGCTGCGGCCTTCGGAGGAAATCAGGCCGATGTAGTCGACCACCACCACATCCAGGCCGTGGGTGCGCTGCGCGTGCCGGGCGATGCTGCGGATGCGCGGCGCGGTCAGCCCGGGGGCATCGCACAGGTACAGGCCGGAGTTCCGCAGCTTGTCCACCGCGGCGGTGATGCCAGTCCAGTCTCCGTCCTCGAGCGAATGACCTTCGTCGATCCGGCTCAGCTGGACGCTTCCTAGCGAGGAAATGCCGCGGTTGATCAGCTCCTTCTTCGACATCTCCATGCTGAACACCAGACCCTTGCCGGCGCCGCTTGTGGCGATGTGCTGGGCGATCTGCAGGCCGAGCGTCGTCTTTCCGCTGCCTGGTAGGCCGGCAATCACGATCATGTTGCCCGGGCGAGCGCCTTGGATGATGCCGTCCAGATCCGGCAGGCCTGTGCTGTGCCCGCGGTCGACGCGACGGTGGAACTTGGCGTCGAGCTCGTCGATAACCTCCGGCAGTGCCTCGCTGACGTGGCAGTAGTCCTGCCCGCCGCCGCCCAGGTCGTGCAGATCGGCAACCGCCTGCTGTGCACTGGCGATAATCTCGGCCACAGGCCGGTCCTCGCCGACGAGCTCGCGAATGGAGTCGGCCGCCTCAACCACCCGGCGAAGCACGGCACGCTCCTTCACGACGTTTGCATAGGCCTCCCAGTTGGCTGCCGACGGCACGTTCTTGGCGATATCGCCGGCATAGGCCAGCACCCGGTCACCGCTCGGCAGGAACTGGTGCGTGACGCCAACGGTCACGGCGTCCACCGGCATGCCGTCGGCGTGGCAGTCCATGATGGCGGCGAACAGGGCGGCGTTGTCCGGCTCGTAGAAGTCGCCGGCCGTCAGCTTGGCCGCGATAAGGTCGATCTTCTCGGCGTCGAGCATCATCGCCCCAAGGACGCCGTGCTCGGCCTCGATGCTGAACAGGGCGCGGCTCATTGGTCACCCCCGCGGGCGGAATCCCAGTCGAAAACCACGGCCTGGCCGCCGTTCTCGCGCAGGCGATCCAGCGCCCGGTCGCCGATGTAGGCCGCCAGCTCTGTCGACGGCAGGTTGGACGTGATGATGGTCGGCAGCATGTTCCGGTACCGGGTGTCGATGATCTGGTGCAGGGATTGGCGTTCGAACTCTGTTCCACCCTGGGCGCCGAGTTCGTCGATCAGCAGCAGGTCAACGCCGGCCAGCTCGGCGAAGATCTCGCGCTCGCTGCTCGCGGCATCGCGGCCGAAGCTGGCCTTGAGCGCGGCGATGATGTCGGCGGCCGGGACGTACAGGGCCGAAGCACAGTGGCGGGTCACCACGGCCTTGAGGATCGAGCAGCCGAGGTGGGTCTTGCCGGTGCCGAAGTTGCCCATCAGCAGCAGGCAGCGGCCGGCGGCGAAGTTCTCCTCGAACTGGTCGACGTAGGCTCTGCAGGTATCCAGGGCGAGCTTCTGGCCCTCCAGCGACGCGCGGTAGTTCTCCAACGAGCAGCGGCGGAACCGCGGTGCAATACCGGTGGCGAACAGGGCGGCGTTCCGGATCTCCCAGCGCTTCGACTCGACAGCCTCGGTGCGCTCTGCGCCGTCCTGGCCGTGGATCGCATCGAACCGGCAGCGCGGGCAGCCGATCACCCGGTTGTCTCCCTCGAATGCCTCGACCAGCGTCCGGTCGAACTCACCATGCACAGGGCAGCGATCAGCGCGGGTCTTGGTGCGCGGCGCAGCGCCGAAGTTAGAAATTCGCACGGCGCACCCCCAGGCGTTCGTTCTCGGCGGTACGGGCGCGGATCTCCTCGGCGTTCACCGGGGGCAGGTTCGTGAAGCGGGATTGCTGCGGCTGCGGGAAGGCGCGGACGTTCTGCGGCAGGCGGGCATTGCGCACCCAGTTCCGCCATGTGGCGAGCCAGTCCAGCTTCGCCGCGTTCTTGCCGGAGGCTGCATGCCAGTGATCGGCGAACTTCTCGCCCTCGCGGACCATCGCGGCCTCGGGGAACTCCGGTCGATCAGCAAGAGCCCAGGTCAGCCACTCAGCCGGCAGCGTCCAGTCGGCAGGCAGGCGCTTGGCACGCTGCGCTTTCGGCTGGACAGGCTCGCCAGCATTCTCGGCCTGAGCCTGAGCAGCGGTCGGCGCGTCAGCGGCGACATGCTCTTGATCTTGCTCTTCTGGTTCTTGGTTATTGGTTAGTGGTTCTTGGTTAGTGGTTAGGTGGCCATCCGTGCACGCTTCGTGCTCGACTCGTTCACGCTTCGCCTTGCGGTTTGCCTCTCGCTCAATGGCGATCTGCTTGTTCTTCTGTGACTTGTCGTGATAGCCGGCGATCTCGTCAGCGATGCGCTGCTGCATGTAACGGCCGTCAACCAGGTCAAAGAACTTGCTCAGCACGAACTTGACTGCCGCTACTTCCTCATCGCTGCGCGCCCAGCACCAGTCCAGCGCCTCGCTTTCCGTTGGGAATCGTTCACGGTCATAGCACGCATCCATCAGGAGCGTGTACGCACCGTGTTCAAGCATCGAGAGGCGGCCCGCCTTCTTGTGGTAGTCGCCGATGTTGCGCTTGAAGTAATGCATCACAGCGCCTCCTTGAGGTCGTCGCATTTGGCGATCTCGTCATCAAAATCCAGGCAGGCAAGTACTCCTCGGCCGTGATTGGTCATGGTTATGTACTCGGCGTACTGCTCGAAACCATTGAGGATCAGGCGCGGATCCATCTTGAAGAATTCACGGTTCTCGCTGACCCGGGCCGGGTAATAGGCCTCGTGAAGCTCGCGCTCTACCTGGCGCGGGTTTTCCACCTCAACGTAAAAGAGGATGTCAAACGGGTACGGGGCGGACGTACTGCTGGAGAGTTCGCAGCAACGCTGCATGGGTGAGCGTTCCGTCATGCCGATCTTGTAAATCCCCGGCATGTACTCATTGCCGATGCAGTAGATAAATCCGTAGTTCATGGGTTAATATTTCCTTGTTCGTTTATGGCGCCTTGGCGCCGTTGAAGAAGCCGGGCCGTCACCCGGCTTTTTTTTGCCTACGATTTGCCTTCTTCAGGCCCTTTCGAGGCCCTCTCTTGAGCCCTTTTGGCGCCCAGCTGGACTAGCTCGGCCTTCGCCTTCTTCATGCCGGTCACTCCGCCCATGGCGACGAACTCGATACCGATCGCTTCCAGGGTCTCGTCGAGGCTCCAGCCATTGCTTTCGGCCAGAGCCTCGATCTTTTTCCGTGCCTGCTCGCTGAGAGCGTTGTAATTCAGTCCGCTCACATGGCCCCCCATAGGGCCTTTAGGCCGCACTAGAATCGCGGTTGTCCTTGCTCAGCGCCTCGATAGCTCCGTTCTCTACCGCCCACTCGATCATTTCGTGCAGGTATGTCGCGTGCTGCATGTGAGCCCGATTGGCGGCACGAGACAGAATCCGGTCGAGAACAGCGCTGAAGCGCACCTTTCTTGGGATGTCGCGTTTGTGGCAGGGGTTGTCGTAGGACATAGGTGTTTCCTTGTCTCGGTAAGAATTGGCTAAGCGGCCTTTGGGTTTTGGGTGAAGTAGTTCGCCAGCTTCTGGATCGTGCTGATGCGCGGATCAGCTGTTGCCCGAGTCGCGATCTTGCTGATCGTGAAATACGGCACGTCAGCACGTTCACTAATCTCAAGCCAGGAACCCTTCCTGCTCTCGAGCTGGTCAAGCACATAACCGTGCAGGTCAAAAAACTCTGCGCGGATCTTCTTTGTCGCTTTCATGTGGTTAAGGTCCTCAGCAGTATATGACTAAGCATAGCCGTAAAGAGCTAACAAGAGCAAGCCGCACATGGCTAACCATAAATGGCACTCTTGGCTCCTCGGTTTCCAGGGGCCCGAAATGACATCTACGCGCCAGGTGCTGGCTAACAATCTGAAATTTCTAATGGCTGGATCGGCAGAATTCGGCACGCAGACGCGCTTGTCCGAACGTTCCGGAGTCGGGCAGACTACAATTGGCCGTGTCCTTCGAAACGAAACGGATGCAGGGGTTGAAACGGTCGAGTCCTTGGCAAAGGTTTTCAAACTGTCCGCCTCGGATCTGATTGACCCTGGGCTAATCAGGCGCCTTTCGGGTGAAAGCTCAAACGTGGAAGGCACGAGTGGAGGAGTCGGACTTGTTCCGCTGATTTCGTGGGTGGCTGCCGGGATGCTGTACGAGGCAATCGACCAACTTGCGCCTGGGGACGCTGAGGAATGGCTTGAATCGCCATTCAGGCATAGCAATTCAACGTTTTGCCTGAAAGTGAGCGGGAACAGCATGTTTCCAGAATATCGGGATGGGGAAATCATCCAGGTAGACCCAGATGTTGACGCGGTGCACGGAAGCGACGTGGTGGTAAGGACGCCTGATGGACGTGCCACCTTCAAGCGACTCCAAGTGGAGTCGGATGGCGAGCAATTCTTGATCGCTATCAATGAGGATTGGCCCGAGCGAATAATTCGCGTGCCGGAAGGAACGATCATCTGCGGAGTTGTAACAGGCTCCTGGATGGACCGCCGCAAGCGGTAGCCCTCCGAACAATAACCAGAACATAGAGCCCGCCACTGAGCGGGCTTTTTCATTTCTGCGCCACTCCGTTTTTGGCTTAGCCGACAGCCAGTTAGCCATCATCTAAATTTTTAGCCGTAAACGGCTTGACCGCCGAACCAAACGTGCATAATCTTCTAGCCATAGACGGCTAGACAACCGAGAATGACTAGCAGTTGAGGCCCTCAAAAGGCCCTCTACGCACCCCAGCGCAGAGACAGGCAGCGATGCCTCCGGTTATCCGGGAACGCTCTTTAACAAGTCGAGAGATCCACAGACGCCAGACGGCAATTGAGTTCTGTGGACGGTACTGAAGGACGCAACGCTTCCGCCACCGGGGACCGGCGCGGAGGTTTGCGAGAAATACCAAGCCAGCTTGAGGAAATAGCTGGGCAGCCGGCTAGGCGCAGTACCACCCGAAAGCGTGGGCCTAGTGAATCCATAGGCAATATTGGGGAGCGGGTGACGAAGGTAGCCCCGCAAAGCGAGTTTCCTCGATGCCCTTGGCGACAGGGGCATCCGGGGAACCAACCGAAGAAGGAATACCCATGCTCAAGAAGCTTTTCAGGGCGCTGTTCCTGCGCAAGAAGAAGGAAGCGCCGCAGCCCAAGCCGGAGCGCCGGCCAACCAACGGGCCGCACGCAAGGCAGGCCATCCACAGTAGCCCGGCACGCAGCCAGCCGAGCAGCGATAACCCGATGCTCAACCCACTCCACCCGCTGAACCCAGCCAATCCGATCTACGCCGCCAGCGATGACGACTGCCGGCGCCGCAGCCATGAGCCGGTATCCAGCAGCCACTGCTCGAGCAGCAGTTGGGGAAGCAGCGATAGCGGCAGCAGCAGCTCCAGCTCGTCGAGCGACTGCGGATCGAGCAGCTCCAGCAGCTGCGACTGACCACAACGGCGCCCTGGCAACGGGGCGCCCACAGGAGAGAGACATGGAACAAGACAAGATGCGCGAGGATTTCGAGGCGTGGCACCGAGATAGGTATCCAGCGGTGGATGTTCGCAGGCAAAACCTGCTCGGAACCTACACGCTACTCATTGTCGAGCAGCGATGGGAGTGCTGGCAGGCCTCCCGCGCCGCGATGGTGGTGGAGCTACCCGAGTGGTTCGACCGCTTCGACAGTGGCGACAGAACCTATTGGGTCGAGGACGTCGAAAAGGCAATCAACGCCGCCGGCATCCGCACCAAGTAGCCCCGGGCGGCATCGGGGAGTGGTCTGAATGCGCCCGCCAAGGCTCGACTTCCATCCAGCTGAGGAAGGAAAGAAACCCTCATGTGCCGGGATTGGCTCCGGCCAGACCACTCCACCGATGCCGCTCGCATCTGACAGCCGGAATAGACGGCCCTAATGCCGGGGATGGTTGAGGACGTGCGCCGACACGTCGTAATCCGGTGAATCGGCCCGATCCGCTCTGCGGGGCGGTATCGGAGAGCGAGCTGAACTGCCGCGTATGTAGATGGCGTGGAAACCAGAAATGGATAAGTCCGGAGGTCAGGGCCCGGACAGCTCGCTCCCCGATGCTTCCCCAGCATCACCCTCTGATCTGCCCTGAGGGCAACTGACTCCAGCAGTCAGCGTTTAACCCGCGCCGGGCGGGGTGGCAGCTCCCGGCACAGACACATCACCCGTGCGGGGCGGGCCCAACTGGGATATCCCCGACGGCGATCAGCAGGCCAGTGCGCCGGTGACAAAAACCCCTGCAGCGAATCACGGGCTGCTCCTTTCCCTCGCCCGGGGATTCGTCGCCTGGCCGGCGTAACCGGCCACTTCCTTCCCTCCCGCGCCCATCAGAAAGCTTCCTCGTCCGAGGCGGCTTTCAATGCGCACGACATGGAGAAAACCAGAATGGCATCGCTTGCACTGCGCGATCAGCGCGCATTCAGCGCCGCCCAGCACGCCTGGGACAACTTGGAGCCGCCGGCCCAGCCAGATAGCTGGATCGAAACCGAGCAGGGCCAGTCCTGGCTCGGCGAAAGCATCAGCGCTCTGATCCTCGGCCGCGACGTTGTGATCACCGCCCGCCCGCGTCTCGTCGTTTCCGCCGCTGATTTCATCACGACCTTCGGAGAGTCGGCAGCGGACATCTACGCCTACGACCCGAAAAATAGCCTGGAATGGGCGCTGGCCCGCGGCCTGTTGTTCGGCGGCCAAGAGTACCAAGACCTCGCACGACAGATTGCCAAAAAGATGCTGCTCAAGCACCAGGACGCAGCAGAGAAAGCCCACGCCTGGCTGGAGGACTACTGATGAAACGCCAATTCGACGCCTACGCCGCCGGCACAATCCGCGGCGCGAAATCCATGGCCCGCAACGACGGCCACACCGAAGAGCCGCTGCACATCGAATGGCGTGGCGGCGCCTGGCATCTGCTCTACCAGGCCCGCAATCCGGTTGTCACGCTGGCCCGCCTGCGCACCGCCCGCCTCCGCCGCTGGCTGGCCGGCATCCGCCGCCGCTTCGCCATCGGCACCCAGCACCAGATCGTCAAGGAGCTTCGGCATGGGTGATATGGCCGAAGGATGGGAGTGGTTCAAGGAGCGGACCATAGAGAAGCGCGCAAAAAACACTGCCAGCTCCACCGAAATCCTTGTCCAGCGCGGAATACCTTTCGAGTCAAAGAATGGCGGCTCCCACCTGGTCGTAGACGCAGGCAGCCACCTGATCGACTTCTGGCCGAGCGGCGGACGCTGGATCGCCAGAGACCTGGGCAAGACCAACGGACGAGGCGTGTTCAAGATGCTGAAGCACATCGCCAAAGCGCGAGGCGAGCCATGAGCAGCTACCGCGCCAAGAAGCGCGCCTTCATCGCTCGCCTGATCCTGATCGACGTCTGCGTCGTCCTCACTATCGTCCTGATGATCGAGCA